TTCTACTTCTTCCCCGCACACTTCTTTCGCTTTCTGAATCGCCTTTTCACGTTCTCTCAGAATTTCATCATCTTATTTTCCTTTCATTGGCTGACTAATAAATAATTTCTTCATGTTCTTTTCCTCTCTTTCATTCAATATATGTGCGAGAGCGATTATTCGCCCTCTACCTCCGGAATACCTGCTGCCGATGTAAGTACACTAACTACTCCAGCAAGCACTGCTGCCGAGCATACATATTTCCAGTCTACTTGTCCCATTGCAGCTGCTGCACCAATTCCAGCAATACCCGCCTGTGCCATCGTCTTAACCGCACGAATTCCCGCTGCCTTTAACCATCTCTTTGTGTCTACACTTGTTTTTAATACGCTGTTTTTAAACATATTCATCTTCCTTTCAATCTCTAATAGGTAATTTTTTTATCTCCTCTAACATTTTCGTTACCATACCATTTCCACCAAGCGCATGATACGCGGCATACATTTCCATAAAATTTTCCAATCCATGCCTTGTTACATATCCTCTTTCCATCCACTTGCTGTGGTATTCTATCATTTGCACCCGTAGCAATAACATCGTCCCTTGGCTATTCGCGTCTCTGTCTTTCTTTTGGTTTTTTAGTAACCACACGATATATCCGAGGATGGGTGTTATTACTGCGACTGCAATATTTGCTACAATTTCCAATTCTTCGTCTCCTTTACTTTAATTTGCAAAATAAAAAGACCATTACGGTCCTGCTCTGATCTCCATGCCATTCAACTCCATTATTGACCTATCATCTTTTGCACTGCCTCTTTCCATCTTGTTGGTACATCCTCAATCGTGATTGTTCCATCTTTTATTTTCATAATGTAAAACAACACCATTATGCTTCACCTCCTATCATCCCTGCCATCTCCATAATTGCTCCATCCTGTACGCTTTGTACTTTCTCAAGGGCATCTAGTCTCTTTTCTTCCTCTGTTTTTTCACGGATTGCGAATGTTGCCTCCACTTTTTCATTCACAACATTAACCTGAAATAATGGATATTCTAATCGCATATCGGTGTAAGAACCGGTTACCTCATCTTCATGTTTAAATTCAACAGTATCCAAGTTTCCTCCCTTCATAAGAGCCGATGCAATCGGGTCTAAATCTTTAAATTGCTCTACGACAGCCGTAATAGAATTAAGGCTTGCTCCTTCTTTAATTGTAATCTCTGTTTTGTCTTTTAAAATAATCTCTTCCATACTGTTTTAGTCTCCTTTTCCTTTTATTTCTACTTCCACTTACCTGCTACGTATACATCAATGCATGTAGTCTTTTGCTTATCTGATCCAAATTGAACAATATAGCCATCGATAGCCTGTTTACTCACACTTACGGATGGGCGCGCCGCCCAAACTATACCGTTATTCATCGCACTTGTTTGGATATTCAACACTTCTGTTGCTGTTATTCCAAATGCTAAATTCGTATATTTTGCGTTATATAATCCTGTTGTTCCAATCTGAACGAATGAAAAGTCTTGATTCTTAATAGTTACCTTCCCAAATGATTCAAAAAAACCATTTTCATATTTCTTTATGTATCCATTTGTAAATTTAACCATTTCAAAATTTGTTTCGCTCTTTAGCTCACTAATTTTCCCATCCAACGCCTTCCCCTGCCTTGCATCTAGTGCATACCCTGCAACTGTAGTAGTCAGGTTGCTTATCACCTTCGATGTATCCAATTTTTGTGCTAATGCGTCTTTAATTGGTTTCACACCATTTTTATAAAACCGATTCAGAAGGTTTGTTGTGATTACCTTCATATATCCTCACCTCCCCTCTACGCAAATGTTCCTGCGATTATTTTATCAATATCGGATTCTGTTGCTTCTTCTACAGTTGTCCCTGTTGGCGGTGACTGCCACGTTCCATCACCCCTCAAAAACTTATCCTGTGACCCTACTCCCGGTGCTGGCACTAGTCCTGCCTTTCCTGCTACAGATTGTGTTGCCCCAGTCATATTGGAGTATGTTGTATTGTTATCATTTCCCCATACTGCGGTACCATCAGCAGACCACTTTAAAAACTGCCCTGCAGATCCACCTGTCGGAATATGCTTATTCCCGGACGTTGCTGGATGCGTATAAGCATTTGCACCCGACGCGATTCCTGCTAGTTTTTGTTTTTCTGCTGCGGTGTAGTCATTCGACGACAGTCCTTTCCCACTTTCTTTCTTTACAAACTTCTCTGTGATTTTTCCCGAAAACTTCGTTGCAAACGAAGTTAAGTTTTCTAATGTTATGTATTTCATTTTTTCCTTACCTCCTTAAATAACTGGTCAATGATATCCTGTATTTCCTGTTCCGTAGCATCCATTTCTTCCTCATTTTCCGTATAGGTTCCTCCTATGATCGCATCGATGTCTTCTTTCGTACCTGTTTCAAAAATGCTGCCCTGCTCATCTTCATCCACATAAGTGCCGTCGATGATTCTGTCAATATCCACATCTGTTGCCACATGATACAGGTCTTTTAAGAGTTGCTGAATCTCCAATAACAATTTTCCGTTTTCTGTGGAATCAAGTATATCCTTGATATTCTTAAATTCCTCGGTAATTTTCTGTATTGCAGCCTGCACAGCTGTTACGGCTTCTGAAGTCTTTGCCTTTGCATCGTCTCCTTGGGTCTTCGCATAATTTCCTCCCTTTATTGCGTAGGCTGCTGCTTTATTTGCATTATTGATAGCTTTTTCCGTATCTTTAATTACCTTCTGTATTTTTAGAAAATATTCATCTAGTACTGTTGATTCATTTTCTGATTCCGGTCCGAAGCCGGACAAATCTCTCTCTACTTCTAATACAAACTCATATGAGGATACACTACTTTCCGCTTCTATAAATTCTAGTTGGCAGGCTACCAAACCTTGTTCTGCTAGTAATTGATTCGTTAAATCAATTGTCACAACATTACCCTTAATGTTGCAATTGTTATATACCATTTTTCCACTAGGTTTCATAGCCCAAATTCTCGCTTTAATTTCACTTGTAAGCTTACAATCCGTAACGGTACATTCAAGTTTTCTCCCTGTGTCATTTTGTATCACCGGAATTTTTTTTCGTAACGTCTTGTGTAGTAATTCAATATTGATTCTGCTTATTGCATTCAACATCGCCCCTCCTTATCCTGGTATCCATCTGACTAACGATACTCCTTTGCTTTGTTCCGGATATCGCAAGACATATGTCCAAGGGAAGTTGTAGTACCCATGTACCCATATTTCTTTCCCTGTCTGGTCTCCGCTTGCGCCTCCTGTAATGCCGCCAAATTCATTTTGGCTTGCTTCGACAAGTTGTCCATTTCCAATATGCATTGCTGTATGATTTCCTGGCTTCAGCAAAATGTCTCCTCGCTGCATTCCGCTTCCATTTGAACGATTCACCTGACTTGTCACGTCTATGAATCCTGCTTTTGTAAATACACTGTACATAGTTCCTGTTGCCGGTGTATATCCCGGTCTAGTATTTAATCCCGCATTATGATATGCCCACGACAACAAAGAAGAGCAGTCGTAGTTAGGCCCATCTCGACTGCCCTGATCATATCCGTGACTATTGTCATTTGCAATTCCAATAGCCCAATTTACTGCTGTTTCTATTACTGACATTCATCTCTCCCTCTCTAAAAAGTACTGCCTGATGCTGTTCTCCCCCCAACAAGGATTCCACTTTTGAACTGCAGATAACTTCCATCACTGAATTCTGCTGTTCCTGTTTTTCCCCCGCTGATAGAAATATTATCAGCACTTAACGACAAAAATTCTCCACCACCGATTGAACAAGAACCTTTGCCATTGTCATTAACCAACATAATATTCCCATTCTCCGAAAGAGTTAATCTAGGTGGGTTACTGCCTACTAACACATCTATCGTAATTCCACCATTGATGTACGAAATTGCACCCGTTACTTTTCCCGCTTTGTTTTTGATATATATATAACCGTTTTCTACAATGACAGAGCTTCCATCCGATGTGTTTTTACTCTCAAATCTTCCGCTTGCACTAAACCCTTTACTATCCCATCTGCCAATTTCATTTCCAGACGCATCCTGAATAGTCATCCTCCCATTCTGATTATTATATCCGCCGAGGGTAAGTGTGCCACCGTAGATTCTGTCTGCTAGCATCGTTCCCGCCACTATATAATCTGCAAAAAATCCTTTCCCAGTTCCAAACGTAGTCCAATTCCAATCTCTTCCATCTGCCGTTCTTTCTCCGGCAATTTGGAATCCCATTGTTCCTAAGCACATCGCTCCAAACGTCTCGGAATCAGGATCTAAGTCTTCAAATAACATCGCCCTTACATTTTGCTTTTTTGCAATTGTCGATTGCGCTCGCATCTGTGTTTTAACTGCATCCAATATCCCTTGTACTTGTGTGGCCACTACCGTTCCATCTCCACGAATAGCACCTTCTACACGATTAATCATACCGGAAACATCATTAAAATAGTTATACTGGAAACTTCCTAACACAACAGATGTTACCTTCTGTCTAATTGAATCATATTCCAGTTCAATTACCCTTGCATCTGTTACGATTTCAAGATTGCTATTCCTGCAATGTATTGTATCTCCTAGGCTCACATCTTCCAATATCACATAGTCTTTGTACTGCTCTGTATTTTTTAATAAAATCATGTCAGCTTCAATTGTAACTACTGGCTTGTCCAATCCGGAATCGAATTGTTCTTTGCATTTTTTTATCAATGCATCATCTAATTCTTCTTGATTATTGCAAATAATAATCCCTTCTGTATCATTTTCTCCCTGAATGTCAGAAATCATTTTTACATCCTCGAATGACATCGTTACGCTTTTTACAACGGGGTACTTCCCTATCAGATCACTATCTATATATCCTGTTCCTGACAATTTATGTCCATTAAACGCTTTGGGATAGATACGTGTTGCAACAGCATTTACATCAATCTCCTCAGATAAACCATCAACAGAAATATTCTTTCCATATCTAAGTTCTACTCCGTTATCTATTCCTATCCGATCATTAATAACTACTGTAAAATTATCAAATAAGATTTCTCCTCCCCAACGATTTACAAAACTATTGTCTTGATTCCCATTAATCGCCTCAATCAGATTCATGTACTCATAATACGCCGTTGATAGTATTGTTATATTTGACTTTCCTGTATATTTGTTATTCGGTGATGTCATAATATCCAAAGCCTGTTGTCCATTCTCTCCCGTCGGTCTTATGTCCGTCAAAAAGCAATCATCCTTCGCATCAAAAAAAATCGGTTCAAGAGTTGCAGCAACTCCCGAATCTGACTTGCGTTTCTTCTTTATCCGGAAAAGCTGTTTACCATTAAAAGAAGGCATCTTTACAACTGCATTTTCCTTTATATATCTCCAACGTTCTTCTTTGTCAATCGGATGCTCAATTTCAGCTTCCCACGCCCCATTCATCACAACGTGAACAGTTGCTTTCGAAGGTATCAGAGTCATATCTCCATTACATTCAAAACTCTTATTTTCCGCTTTGTATAATTGTATCATTATAAACACCTCCAGTTCGGAATCACCGTTATCTTAAAACCTTTTGACGCACGGATTATATTTTCTCCTTCCGCCAAGTACATATCTTCATATTCCCCTGTAATAGATGTGTTTATTAGCGTTCCATCTTCGCGATATGCCAACATTCTATCCGTATCAATCGTCATATTCTGCCCGACATTTACAGTTATTACTTTTTCATTTACGGTTATGCTACAAGTGCCCTCTCCGGCAATTTTATATATTGGATGAGCCACCTCATAAGGATTATATATTAGTTCTTCTACATTATATTCTCGTATTCCATCCAAAAGATATGTATACGGATCACATAAAAATAATGCTTTAAATGTCCACCCCACTTTCGCAACTCTTTCTATATCATCAATAGATACATTTTTAACTTTAAAGAAAACACTTGCATCGTCTGAAAACACAAGCACATTCGCACCACTGAGTAACCATTTTTTTATCTTACGGTATTTCATTCCCCCTTCTTCTGGATCTGCTATAAAATTCATTTTGATAGGAATTTCGATATCTTCATATTCTCCATCTGCCTCAATCAAATCTCCACTTCTCCCCGGAATAGAAATTGATTTGTATCTTTTTTTTGGTGTCGGAATATGCGGACGTTCTGAAATCTTAACTTCAAGTGAATCAGCTGCAATTCCTCCATACTCAATATCAAACATATTTTCCTCCTCTTGCCGATGTATATCCTTTTTGCATATTTGAAATGCCATTTGATGCAGTCTTTACAATATATCCTTTAAATTTCTCATTCCCCACCATCACCGTCACATCGTTGTTTACATTTACAGATTGATTGGCTGCATAAGCAATTTGAGGATTCATAGATAAACCTCTACTTAAATCTCCACTCATCGTCTTCGATACTGCGCTCACTGCTTTTTCCAACACAGGCATATTGCTATATATTCCTTTCGCCAAACCATTCATCATATCCGGCATCCATGTTTCGTACTCCCTGAGCGGTCCTTCATCTGGTCTTGAAAAATGCAAAAATGAGCGAATTTTTTTTGCCACGCCTTCTACTGCATCTGTGACTTTAGATATCATCGACTTAATTCCATCGATCAATCCTTGTATAAAATCTTTCCCCCATTCCAATGCTTTTCCTGGCAAGGATGTTATAAAGTCTATTGCAGACTGGAAGCCGTTTTTTACAACTTCCCCCAAGTTGCTTAAGATATTTTTGATTCCAGATACCAGATTCTTAAAAGTATTTATTGCGGATTCTTTTAGATTATTTGCTGTGTTTACAACAAAGCTCTTTATGCTCTCCCACACTTGTGATGCTGTTTGTTTAATGTTGTTCCAAATTTGGCTTATTACATCCCGAAAGCCCTGTAGCAAAATTTGAGCCCTTGTTACCAACCCATCCACTAAAGATGCTACTACCTCTTTAATTCCAGACCATATCTGGTTTGCAGCCTCCTTAATATTGTTCCAGATATTTTGTGCGTCTAGCTTTAGCTGCTCAAAATTCCCAGTGACTAAGTCTATCAGTAATAAAACCGGACCCAGAATTGTATTTTTTAATAATTCCCAAGCTCCAGATGCAATAGAAACAAGTCCAGACCAGATTCCCTGTATTGTTGTCACCATATTTCGAAATAGTGCCTGTATCGTAGAAACGATTGCAACAACAATAGGATTCTCCATAATGGTCTGCCATGTTTGTATAAAAAAGTCTTTTACCTGCTGCCAGATTCCAGCCCACCATTCTGGTATTGCTTGAAACTTTTCGACCAGACTATCCCATGCTTTTGGAATCGTCTCTGTAAAAAATGAGCAGATTGCAGAAATGACACTGTGCACAGCATCCCTAAACCATTCACATTTTGTGTATAAGAGAATTATAGCTGCAACAATAGCAGTTATAATCGCAATGACCGGATGCCCTTGTATTACAACGAACAATCCTTTTAGCATTTTACTTACCGTAGTGACAAGCTTGCTAATCAGTCCACCTAATGCACTCATTTTAGAAAAAGCTAGCGATATAGACGAAATTCCCATTGCCACTTGTCCGATTATCATTAACAATGGACCTAGCACTGCAATAATTGCACCTATAACAACAATAGCAGTCTGTACCCCCTCTGGAAGAGCCGAAAATTTGTTTACTAAATCGGTGATAAATTCTGCTACTTTCGTAATCACCGGTGCTAATTTGCTACCAATTGTAATCGCTGCAGTTTCCAGAGAACCTTTCATTTCTTCGATTGCTAGAGACCCTTCTCCCATCTGCGAGTTGGCGAGTCTTTGCGCCGCTTCTTGGTCGTTTGTAGCTTTTATATAAGACGCTAGTCCTTCCGAACCGCTATTCATTAGTACAGTTGCTGCTCTCGTTGCGTCGGATCCAAAAATTGTCTGCAACGCGGCATCTCTTTGTGCAGATGATAAACTACCAAGCTTGTTTTGCAGTTCTTGAGCCATGTCAGATGCACCAAGAAGATTTTCGCTCGAATCTCGTGTTTGGATTCCTAGATTGGTTATCATTTCAGCTGCTTTGTCTGTCGGTGCCGCCAGTTTCTGCAACATTGTTTTTAAAGATGTTCCTGCATCACTTCCGACAATTCCGGCATCCGCAAACTTTCCCAACACAGCAGTTGTCTCTTGCATGCTCCATCCTGCGTTATATGCTTGTGCGGACACTTGCGCCAGCCCTTGCGTCAACGGCTCTACATCTGTAGATGATGATGCTGCTGCTCCTGCTAAAGCGTTTGCCGCCAATGCCGACTCCTCTGCCGAAAGCCCGAATGCACCCATTGCTTGAACGACTACATTTGCCGCATTTCCTAAGTCCATTCCGGAAGACGCCGCCAAGTCCATTGTTGCTTTCAGAGCACCAGTTTTAATGTCTGCTTCTGTTAATCCACCTTTTGCAAGCTCTGTAATTGCCTGTCCTGACTCTTTTGCAGAAAAAATAGTCTCTTGTCCTGTTTTAATTGCTAAATCTCTAAGCTCGCCCATTTGTGACATCGGCATATTAAGTGCTCCTGCCGCTTGCGACATCGCACTTTCAAAATCGTTTGCCGTATTGACAGACACTGCACCAAGTCCAGCCATAGCCGCAGAAGCTGGCATGATGGCTTGTCCTGCGCTTTTCATTTTACTTCCTACTTTGCCCATGACGGCAGATACCTCTTCAAGTGCTGCGCTTCCACTTCCGGCAGTATTTTTTAATGTCTTAAGATGTTGCTCTGTTTCAACAATTTCTCTTTGAAGAGCTTCATACTGCGATGTACTTATCGGATTACCGAATTCATCACTAGTCTCTTTTGCTTGCTTTTTCAATTCTTTCAGATGGCTATTGGATTCTTTCAACTCCGATTGAAGTTTCTTATATTCCTCCGTGTCAATATCTCCAACATCTTCTAATTCTTTCATTTTTTTCTTCAATTCAGAAATAGAATTTTTGGTTTTTTCCATTTCCTGTCTTATCGGTTCATAAGCCTTTTCCCATGCATCGTAATTTTTTACGCTTTCTCCAGCTTTTTTATTTGCTTCTTTTAAAACCTTTAACTTATTGTTTGTTTCTTCAATCTCTTTTTGAAGTAAATTATGCTTTTGTGCTAGCAAGGTGGTATTAGACGGGTCTAATTTCAGAAGTTTATTCACATCTTGTAAACTTCTTTGAGTGCTGTTTAAACTACTTTCTACGCCTTTTAACGCTTTATCTAGCCCTGTCGCATCGCCATCTAGCTCAATCTTGATGCCCTTAACTCGTTTCGACCTATCAACACCTCCTTATAATCTATCAATGTCTTCTTGAGTTCCCATCACAGGATACTCATATTCGTCGTTTTTCATCTCGATAAACATATCGTTCACCACCCCAATACTGAGAAGTTCTAAATCAGAAATAGAAATACCACACTGAACACACCGAAGCATGAACAATGCGGTATTGACCTCCCTATCTATTTCTCTGTCTTTTTTTTTGCTGTGGACATCTGCTTGTTTTCCAATCCCCACATTTCTAAGATGTCCGGAAGAACTTCATAAATGCTAAACGTTTCAAACTGTTCTAACCAATCGTCAATTTCCGATGGCTGGTTTGGATCTCCGTGCTTATGCATCAAAAATGCAATGTTCTCAAACATCTCTAGCGAATCAATCGGAAGAGTGCTTTCTGTATCTTTTTCAGACTCTTTTTTTATTTTTTCTTGTAATGCCACCTGTTTCTGTAATTTCTGCATATCTACAAAGACATCCCGCCCAAATTTTAAGCGATACATCCTTGGGATTGCTGCAGAACTTTTGAAGTTGCATTCAATCCCACTAATTGTAAGTGTCTTTCTCATCTTGTTCACCTCTGTGCTAATTCATCATTTTTTTTATACACTTTTGTAAACCATTTATCTTTTACTTTCGCATAACTTTCTTTTGTTGTTTTGGCTCTAACCGCTCCATCTGCAGATGCCGCACAAGAAAGAGTCACAGTATCTGTATCAGGCTCTTTAGAATCCGATGTAGTCTTGGCTTCAAGATTTGGTCTTGTGGCCGTACAATTGTAGAACCAAAAAAGTGTAGGTTCTGTATCTCCGTCAATCTGTAGTCCAAGCGCAAACTCTTTTGCTTCGACATTGGAATTTTCAATCAATATTCCATTTTTATCTTTCTCTTCTCCTAAGATTTTTTCGCGGAATTCGTCAGTGATCAACGCCATTTCCAAATCACCCTCGTATCCACCGTTCGATGCAGCTACATAGTATTTTATTCCATCTGCATAGAATGGTGTTAATTCTCCTTGCTGTTCGAGCGAAATTGACACAGCTCCCGGAAGTTTAAACGGTGCGTCATAAGCTCCACCTCCCTGTTTTAATGCAATGTGTACATTGCTAATGTTAAATTTTACTTTACTCCTTAAAATACCTCCTATATTTCAAAAATCACTAGAATCATTTTTTCTGATTCAATATAAGTTTCTTGTTTTTCGTAATAAATTTTGTTTGCTGTCAAAAAATCAGCAATCTTTTTCTCTGTAATTTGGTCTTTTTTGTCACAGTACAGTTCGATGTTTATATCTTCGATTTCATGATACACAATTCCGTCAGCGGAGAAGTTGTCACTTCCCATACCTTGCAAGACGATGTACGGACATTTCGGAACGTGCCCCTCTGCAAAATGGCTGTATGCTACTTGGAACCCGAGATTTTTTAGACCCTTTACTAATTCTGTTAGCATCATCTTCCCAATCTCTCCTCTGTTCGTTTTTCAAATTCTTCATTGCACCACTCTTCTACCGGCTTAATGTGCACAATACCTTCTACTCTGCCACCTCTGTCCGACTGATGTCCATTTTCCAACAGGTGTGTCAGCCCCGGCTTCTTTTTGTTGTGAACGACAAACTCAAACTTTCCATTTCCTTTCCTCTGATAGGTTACGCCCCATCCGTCTGCATAGTGTCCTTTTCTACTTCCTCTCCCTCTCGGAGATGTTTCTTTCAGCTTTTTCGCACCTTCTTTAGCTACTTCTTTTGCAATTTCTTCAAACTCTTCTTCCGTTATTTTTCGGAAGTCCATAAGCTCTTTCATTACTACATCAACTAAACCATCAATATTTGCCTTACTCATCCGAATGCACCGCCCTTATCTTCACAATCTCATTTCTGAATTGTACATTATCAATTGTCTTGATATTAAAAATTTTTCCTCTCCACACAATACGATAATTTTTCACATCAATTTCATCAAAGAATTTCTTCCATCTGCACACGAAGTCCACCGTGTTTTCTTCTTTTAAAACCGCAGCCTCCCAATATTCTTTCCCAGAAAGACCGTTCATGTACGCATAAGTCTTTTTAAAAGGTTTCCATTCTTCTACCGGATTTCCAATACTGTCATAGTTGTGCGATAGCTTTTCGATGCTTATCTTCTGTGTGTATGCCCCAGCATCCATCAAACCACCTCCGAATCAGGTGTAGGTACTAGATTCGTTCTGTGCATGCCTAAAATAGCATCAACTACGATATTTATATTACTTTTTTGTATCGTCATCGATCGATTATCCCACATGTCCGAAATTAAAGTAAGCACTGCTATTGTTACATCTTCATGTTCATCTAATTCATCTTGCGTGAGGCCTGTCTGGCTTTTACAAAATTCAATAGATGCCTTTTTCATAGCTTCCAATAGAGATATATCCTCATCTTCTAAATTATCCGCATCTTCCCTAATGTGATTTAGAATCGTTTCTTTCGTGATCTCGCTTACTTTCATTTCCCACCGCCTTTCTTATCGGTTTTAAATTCCAACAATCAACAAAAGGCGCAATAGCTCCAATACATTCTATTACACCTCATTTATTTATCACCTATCCCATAATTCCAGCCGCTTTCAATTTCGAAATAATTTCGTTAATTGCCGTTTTGTTGGCATCTGCAAGCGTAGCAATCTTCTGTACCTCCGCTTGTGCAAACTGCCCACCGATTGTTCCTGCGTTCTGTGCGGATACTGCTGCAACTGCACCGGCTTTCTTAACTCCTCCAATAGCAATTCCTGCCGCAGGCAATGTATACTGTACTCCTGCTCCTATTGCAGTTCTTGCGGCTTCCTGAGACACTGCCTTCATAACAGATTTTCCCACGTCTGTAGCTCCGTTTAGGGTATCTACTGTAATCCCTGTTTGGCTTACCCCTCCTGATATCGAATCCCAATTTTCAGCCATGTAGCTAATTACGTCCGCAATTGTTTCTTCTTTTATGTCTTTCTCATTTCCACTGCCTTTTATTGCAACAATGAGTTCTTTTAATGCTTCGCTAATCGTCATAATTATGCCCCCATTTTAAGCGCAGCTAACTTCTGTTCGTTTTCCACTTTAGAGTCAAATTCCATCCAAGCCACGACTCCTACTGCGTGCTGTGTTGCGTATTTCTCGCGTAGAACCTGTACTTCCATTTCCTCTGTGATTTTAACTGCGAGCCCAGACATATCGCCGTAATAGATTGCTGTTGTGCTCGTTGTCATATCTTTCATGTTGTCGGAAACGTATACGGGCTTTCCAAGAAGCATGTTGCCAAACGCAGATGTCGCATCATCTTGTAAGAGATATCTGCCATTTCCGTCTTTCAATTTTCGGATAGCCGCTCTTGTCTTAGAGGACATGATCCAAATCGCGTCGTTTTGAAATGCATCTTTTACCGCCGACTGTAAGTCGATCAATTCATCCGCCGTGATAGCATCGCTCTTCTTTGCAGTAATGATATTTTTCGCTTTACTTAATCCATCTACTTTAGAAGCTGTTCCATTAAGTAACTGACCTTCTACCCATCTAGCGATGCTGTATGCCATATGGTCAATCACGAAGCTTACAATGTCAAACTGACTGTTGTTGATCAAGGATTTTGAAATAAGCGTAAGAGCACCTGCAAGGAATCCTTTCAAATCAATAGAACCGAATTTTCCGGCACTGGATGTAAGTTCTGTAAATTCTTCGTGATATCCAACTGTGATATCATTTTCATCCTCTAATGGATAGTACGGAATGGAAAGAGTGCCTTTCACATTGTACTTTGTTGATTTCTCAAGAACCGGGCAGATATCATACACTTTTTTGATGATTTTCTGCGCAATTGTTTTTGGAACAACTGCTCCGTTATCCCCAAAAGTAAGATTGGCGGCGCGATTTTCTGTCACTGTTCCACGAAGGAAATCAGCGAACACTTCCTCTTCTGCTCTTTCCTCTGTATCCTCTTCCTCTTCCTCGGCTCTTTCAGTCATCTTCTCAGCCATCTTGTTCAGAATCTCGATGGTTTTGTCGATTCTGTCAATCTCTGCAGAAATTTCATCTGCTCTTTTTTCCTCTTCTTCTGTAATAGCTCTCTCTTCTGCTTCGAGCGTAGCGTTCAGCAATTCAAGCTCCTGTACGAGTTCTGCTCTTTTTTCGTTTAATACCTTAATATTTTTCTTTTTCCTTAGACATTTCCTCCATATTTCTTAATCATGTTTTTTAGTTTACTGTTGTCCGGTTTAGTTTCCGGCTCTTTTTTATCTTCAAAACCGATATAATCGGCTTCAAATTCTTCTGCACGGATTTCGAAGGTTTCTTCCCCATTCTCTCCGGCTCTTGTTTCCACCGTAGTAGATGTGTACCACGGCCTCATTGTGTCATCAATTAAAGACACTTCCTTTAGCGTTAAATCCGAAATTGTTCTTACTGGCATTCCGTTTCGGTCTGCTCTTTCCTCGGTTGGATTCGTAAACCCAAATGACCAACCACGAAGCCTTTTCTCTTTCGCTTTCTGCACAACTTCCGGATTGTCAATCTCAGCGTGTGCTCTCAGACCAATAGCATCTTCTCTGAGCGTAAGATTAGATTTTGTTCCACCCAGCATCTTGTCCCATTTGTGATTTAGAAGAATCTTTACCTCGTCCGCTTTTGCGATCGCTCTCCTGAATACCCCAGGAGCTATTCTTTCAATGAAATATCCTCCTTTTCGGTCTGGGATTGGTCGGCTGTCTCTGTCTGCAACGTTGACATATCCGTCAATAATGACTTTTTCTCTGTCTCCATCTGCTCTAATTTCAATTCTTGCCCTTCTTTCTCACCTCCTAGCCTATTAGACTGATTTGTATTAGGTGTATATACCACTTTCGTTTTTGGGTCATACAAGACGTCTTGCAGTCCTAATTTGATAAATTCTAATCCAAGTGGTTCCATGTTTTCTTTTTCACGCACTTCATCCACTTGCATCCATCCAGTTTCGATTGCTTCTTTATATGCACCAAAACGCTTGTCAGCATCACCTTTTGTAAGTTCGTATGTGTCTGCTGCAAAAAAGTAGTCTTCTTTTTCAGCTTCTAGTAGCATGGATTTGTTTAACGCTACCATAAAAGCACCAAGGAAAGCATTTACGCAATATTTTATAAATGCCTTATCTCCTTGCTCAGTTCCGATATCATCTGGAACACCCAGGATTGTGCGAATTTCTTTTGCATTCGTCTGCTTATTCTCATTTAACTGCATCTCCACGGATGTATTAGAGGCTTCCTGGAACTCTAAACCATTGTTTAGAATAATTACATTTTCCGTATTATTGCTATACAGTTTTCTCCACGCTGCCTTCAACTTGTCCATAGCTTCCTTAGTTAAGTTCTTTGCAGATTTTACAAAACCTTTCTTATTTCCACCTGTTTTAACAAGCCCTTCCTCGTATTTCAAGGAATTATAAGAAACACTCAGTATTTTACTATTCTCTTCCACAATGCCTACACCACGCATGCCATCTCTTGTGTTACGAAGAACTCTCACGAACTGTTCTGGGAAATACCGTCTTCCCTGCACGAGCACTACATATTCCTTAAAAATTACATCTGCATTCGGTGCGTAAGAAACATGATTTGACTGGACATATCGTAATGACTGGATTTCATTTTCTTCCCAGTCCACATAAACGTTTCCTTCCCCATCCAGCAAATAATCTTTTACAAGTGCTTGCTTCATCATATTTGCATCTAGCGTATCTCCTGTATCTTCATTCAGAAGATGTACCCTCCAATCGCCTTTCACTTCTTCGACACGCTTCTTTCCGCGCTTGTACAGTTTAATCGGTACATTTGCGACAGTTTCCGCAATCTCATTGATTGCCCCGGCCAGTGCTGGAATCTGCATTGCCTTTTCTCTTGTCATTTCATCATTTGCAAGAAGTGCTTTCAGAATCGGCTCTGCAACTGCCGATTCGTCTATCATCTGCGGTTCTGCTCTTTCCTTACGCTTAAAAAATTTCCTTAAAATCCCTCCTATCCAACTTGCACAACGAAATCGTCTGAACCGTACATCACATATTGTTGTAGTAAGTACATTGCATTTATAAGGCTTACTACCATATCGACCTTGCCCTCTGATTTCTTTTTATTCACATATTTGTTTTTGTTAGTGTCCTCTGTACACCTTGCATTTTGGAAGTTTATTTCCAACATTCTGTTTGACATATAGTGAAATTGTTGTTCCAGAATCAGTTCCCGAAGCCATTTTGTCGGCTGATGTAATACGGAGCTATGCTGCTTAATCTCTACGCACTCATATCCATCTTCTTCTAGTTGCTGCACTGTTGCCAGTGCGTTCCACTTGTCATATCCAATCTGTTGTATTTCCACTCCATATTCGCTTTCAATCTCAACGATTTTATTTTTTACGAATATATAGTCAATGACTTCATTCCCACAAGAGAAACAATCCCTATTGGCAATCAATCGTTTGTAGTCCACATGTTCCTTTTTGCTTTTAAATTCCACTTTGTCTGTCGGAACAAAGCCAAAGACCTTTGCATAAACAATTCCGTCAACAATCGTAGCCATTGCAAGTGCCGTGTTATCGTCTGTCTGTGACAAGTCAAGTCCCAACCACACTTTCTTGCCTGCCCAAAAATCATGGTCATTCTCAATCCTACATAGTTTCACTTTTTGTATATCTATGTATCCCTCAACTCCAAGCCCTTTGTAAAGGATGTTATTGTGCTTGCATAAGTAATTCTCTCGCTTATTCTCATACAGAACAGCGATTGCACGTTTCTTAACAATCTCATCAAAGATGTATCCATGTGCATAAGCTACCGGATTACTCTGGTAGATACATAAATCGTTCGTCTGCCATTCTTCACCAATTTTTAATTCATCGTTTGGTTCGTAAAGCAAAGCGAATGTTCGTCTATCATCCAGTAATCCGTCAAGCGTTTTCTTGGCAATGTCTATCTCGTCTATCATGGAATTGTCATCATTCGGATATTGTGTGCTAATGATAATCCCGAGCTTATTGAACAATGTGATTTGAGAGGATCTCATAGCCTCAATCGGATATTCGTCCATCGCCCCACATTCATCCGCCAGGAACGCATGTGCCATCTTTCCATCCATACCGTCATTTGAATATGCAAGTGGTGTATACTCGTTGTCATTCAAAAGACAAATGATTTGACTTCTTAAAATTTTAAATGCCGGCTCGTCTTCGTCATACAACGCTGGGCTTACCTTTATAATTTTCCGAATCGCTAATTTCAACTCGGAAGAAAGTGCCAAATCAGGAGCTACAGAAAAGAATCGAGAGAAGTCCGGTTCTGTCAGCATTAAAAGTATAAAAATAATCGCACTATTGAATGTTTTAAAATTCTTTCGTGCGATTTCTAATACTGCTGTTGTATAGAATCTTATATCCCGCTCTGTATTCTTTAATTTTGTGCAAAGCGTTGCCACGATAAACAGCCATGCATAATCTTCCAATCCATCGTATATCGAACATCTCAAATCTGGATGTACCATAAGTTTTAACAACTTACATATCTTTTCATAGGATTTCTCATCAACAAAAGCATCTTCATCGTTCCCATCTGCTATCTGTAGCCAACTCTTACATTGCTTTTTAACATATATCGGTGCATATCCTACGTTTTCCTCGACACACCATTTGGCATAAGCGTAAGCCTTTCCATCCTTAACCACTTAATGCCTCTTTCAATGCATTGTTTTTCTTTTCTGGTGTTTTTGGAATGCTCCGTAGAGCAGATGCAATCGTCATGACGTTTTCTTTTTCAATGTAAAATAGCATCTTTCTTTTTGCCTGTATTTGCTTATCGTAGGATATAAGCTGTTTTGCAAGTCCGTCCTGTAATTTCAGAAACTCGACAAACTCCATTTCATCGGAACGCATTTCTAACTTATCCATCAATTCTTGTGCATGTTCTCTTTTCTCTTCGAAATCCGCACACTCCGCAAGCGTTAAGCAGTACCTGTTGATTACACTTCCGTATAGGTCATCGCTCTTATCGATTCCGGATAATAATTTTTTGACTCTCAAAAATTCCTGATGTGCTTTCGGATTATTTTTCACTTCTTCCGACTCTTTTAATTTCATTCCGGAAAGGAGAGAATTTTCCGCTTGCTCCCTGTTCCGTAATTCTTTTTTTGTTCTATGCGATTTGCCTTCCAATTTGATTACGCTTGCTGGCTTTGATGGTCTAGCCATATAAATTCCTCCTTTCCTTTCTCATTTTGGGAATAAATTATAAATCATGGTGGGGCGTCGGTCGTGAAACGCTTTAGCAGAGTAAAGTACAGCTTCCGGGGGGCATCATCCACACACTGGACACTCGTTCTTTTTTTCCTGTTCCATCGCAATACTTAATAAAATATTTCTGTTAATACGTCCCGCCTCTGCCATTTCATGATGTTTTTCACACAAAGAAATGAGATTAGCATCGTCCAATCTACTCTCCCAATCCTCTGCGATAGGCACTATATGGTGTACTGATATGTTGTCAGTCTCGAATTGTCTATCAGGATCGTGTAATCCTCTCACGCATACTTGACAGCAATAATTATCCCTTTCCCTAATTGTCACACTCTTATTCTTCCACTTGTGGGATCTGTGAAAGTCGTACACTCTTTTGTTCGCTTTACTTCTCTGCGATTTTCTATCTCTTATCCTCTGTTCTTTCTGCGGACAAACAAACTTATTATCGTGTATCCGTCCACAATACGAACATGACTTTAACATTTATATCACCTCTTTAATTGCAGGAGAAGGAATCGAACCAACATTTCTAGGTAAGGAGCCTAGCGAATTACCATTACTCTATCCTGCCTACGATGGATACTGTCGGAATCGAACCGACGACTTACTGTTTATGAGACAGTTGCTCTAACCACTGAACTAAGTATCCGTATTTGGGTATTAGAAAAGACGCCCTAATGGACGCCTTACATTTGTCTCATCTTCACATCAACTGCCTCTTTCCTGACATTGTGATGCCGGTTCTGATTCTCCGGCTTTACCTTCTCAGTAATGCTGTTGAATTCTTCATTGCTTTTCTTTCTGTTTAACTTCTCTTGATCCTTCTTATCCATTTCCTCACCTCGGATATAGTATGTGAGGAATGAGATGTTTTATGTATTGAAAAAGCACCCCGAAGGGTGCATATTTAATTGTTTGGTTCTTCATCTTTCTCTTTTTCTATAATTTCCATTACTCTTGTACCCGCGTGCATTTTGAAAAGCTGAAAAATGTTAAAAATAAAACTTTTTATCTCCCACATTATATGAAAAGCGAAAAAGAAATATAAATTTAACAATAGTATTGCTAAAGCATTGTTATATATTCTTCTTTCAAAACATACAAAATCATTTGGAACAGCTCCTAAGCACAATGACAAAAACAAATTCAAAAGTATAAAAAACAGGCACAGCATCATCAAATTTACAAACTCCTCATTAGTCTCTTGCAATTTGCTTTTGTCTTTACCATTTTTTTCAGTTTTGCTATTCAACATACGAATCAATAAGTCATCATTGACCAAAGCTTGAAAAAACACATATCCTGTAAATACAATTCCAAATATCGCCAATAATATAGCATTAATTTTTTCTACTGAATTTTCAAAAAGATCAATCGTATCTTCAGAATAGCCAATTAGCAATGCCGGAATCAATGCTACTAAGCAAAATGTCGAGTAGACTAAGACCTCTCAATCTTAGCCCCTCACAGATCCGTACGTGCGGC